CGGAAACACCTACCAAATACGATTGGAATGGCACAGCTTGGGTGTCCGAATAGGAGGACACTTAAATGCCTAGAGGCGGCGGTACATCAAACGGAGGATTAATTGGAAAAAAGAATGTAACTTCTTTTGGAAGATGCACTGTTACATCTGTTTTATCTACTTCAACTCATTCTATACAACCAGGAACTAGATTTGTAGACGCTGTTATTATAGCTGGTGGTGGGTCTGGTGGACCTAACGCTGCTGGAGGTGGTGGAGGTGGTGGAGCTGGTGGTTATACTACACTTTGTAATACTCCTGTATCAGGACCTTTTTCAGTAACAGTAGGAGGTGGTGGAAATGATTCTAATGGTAGTAATACAACTGCTCTTTGTCAAACAATGATTGGTGGTGGTCGAGGAGGTTTTTCTCCGACAACAGGATCTAGTGGAGGTTCTGGAGGTGGTGGAGCTTATCCAGGTGGACCTGGAGGAGCAGGAACTGCTTGTCAAGGAAACGCAGGTGGTGCAGGTGGAACATCTTCTCCTAATAAAGCTGCAGGTGGTGGTGGAGGAGCTGGAGGTGTTGGAGCTGCAGGAACTTTACCGTGTGGTTCTCCAAGAGGAGCAGGCGGTGCAGGATTAACAAGTAATATTACAGGCTCTTGTGTTCAAAGAGCAGGTGGTGGTGGAAATGGAATAGCGGGTGGATCTCTAGGATCAACATCAGGTGGTGGTGGAGGTGGAGGATATCCTGGAGGAGCATCTTCAAATGGAACTTCTGCTACTGGTGGTGGAGGCGGTGGTTCTGGTAGACCCGATGATAGCGGAGGTCAAGGTGGTCCAGGTGTCGTTATTGTAAAAGAATTAACTAAAGCAAGTGGTGTGTGGTCAATGCAAAGTCAATTTAGTGCCAAGTCTCAAGGAACATGGCCAGCAGTTTTACACGATATAGATTATTTAATAGTTGCTGGAGGTGGAGCTGGCGCAGGTTCTGGTGGAATAGGTGGTGGAGGTGGAGCTGGAGGATATAGAGCCTCTGGTTATGGGCCTTCTCCTTTACGAGGGTCTGCATTAAAATTAGAAAAAGGTATTCACACTATTACAATTGGAGCAGGAGCAGCTGGTTATAACCCATCTTACTCTCCGGGAAGTTTTGGTTCAAACTGTTCTGGTAAAGGAAACCCTACATCTATAGGCGTATTTTCAGCTGAAGGTGGTGGAGGTGGTGGAGTTGGTGGACCATCAAATCCAGCAGGAGGTGGTGGACCCGGAGGATCTGGAGGTGGTGGTAATGGTGGTTTTGGACAAGGTGGAGGAAGTGGTAATACTCCTGCAGTAGATCCACCTCAAGGAAATGATGGTGGAGATGCTAATCCAGCCTCTCCTGTGCCTTTTAGATATGCTGCTGGTGGAGGTGGTGGAGCCACAGCTGCTGGTGGTGATGCATCAGGAGCTCCTAGAGTTGGAGGTAATGGAGGTGCAGGTGCACCTAACAATATAAATGGTTCTTGCACTACATATGCTGGTGGTGGAGGAGGAGCTAGTGTTCCTTCTGGAGGTGGCGCTGGATCTGGTGGAGCTGGTGGTGGTGGAGATGCAACTACTTGTGGACCTCCTGTGAGTCCTCAAAACGCAACAGCTAACACTGGTGGTGGTGGAGGTGGTGGAGGTAATGCTGCTGCAGGATCAGGTGGTTCAGGAATAGTTATAGTTAGAGCACCAAGTGATTTTACATTTGCAGTAACACCTTGCACAAACTCAACAGGAACACATCCTGGTGGGGATAAATTTGCTACTTTTACAGTTTCAGGAACGTTGACAATATCTTAACAAATGTTATATTAAGTTCATAAAGATATATGAACCTTACAAACTATTATTGGTATTTTCAGTCAGCTATACCTTCTCGTATTTGTGATGACATTGTAAAATATGGTCAACAACTTCAAGATCAAATGGCAGTAACTGGTGGTTATGGTGATAAAAAATTAAATCAAAAAGAAATTAAAGATTTAAAAACAAAAAGAGATTCCAATATTGTTTGGATGAATGATAGATGGGTGTATAAAGAAATACAACCTTATGTGCACCAAGCAAATGCAAATGCAGGTTGGAATTTTGAATGGGATTTTTCTGAGTCTTGTCAGTTTACAAAATATAAAAAAGGCCAATACTATGATTGGCACTGTGATAGTTGGGATAGACCTTATCAAAGACAACAAGGTGATCCTTCAAATGGTAAGATAAGAAAATTATCTGTAACTGTTACTTTATCAGATCCAAAAGATTATAAAGGTGGTGAATTAGAATTTGATTTTAGAAATTTAGATCCTGATAAACCTAGAAAACCTGTAAAGTGCAAAGAAATATTACCTAAAGGATCTTTAGTTGTATTTCCTTCATTTGTATGGCATAGAGTATGTCCAGTTAAAAGTGGAGAAAGAAACAGTTTGGTAATTTGGAACTTAGGATATCCATTTAAATAAAGGAGAATATGAAAAAGAAAAAAGCAAAAGCTAAAAAACAAAAAATAAAAAAAGAAAATGTATTATCTTTTCCAAAACAATTACAATTAGAACAATATTTTGCATCACCAATATGGTGGGCTGATGAGCCTAGTTTTGTTAATAAACTTAACAAAGCATCAGATTCATATATCGAAGCAGCAAAAAAAACATTGAAACAATCTATTGATGAACGTAATAAAAAATTTGGTGATAAAGGTGATATGGGTCATGTGTTTCATTCAACAACATTAATTAATGATCCTAATTTTGTAGAATTACAAAACTATATAGGTGCAACAGCAGCAAACTTATTAAATGAAATGGGTTTTGATTTAACAAATTATCAAGTGTTTACTACAGAAATGTGGGTGCAAGAATTTGCTAAAAAGGGTGGTGGACATCATACTTTACATACACATTGGAATGGACATATATCTGGTTTTTATTTTTTAAAAGCTTCTGATGCAACATCCATGCCATTATTTGAAGACCCAAGACCAGGTAATATAATGAATCTATTACCAGAAAAAGATAAATCAAAAGTTACATATGCAAGTTCACAAATTCATTATAAAGTTAAACCAGGTAGATTAATATTTTTTCCATCGTATATGCCACATCAATATATTGTTGATATGGGATACGAACCATTCAGATTTATACATTGGAATTGTCAGGCTATACCAAAAGGAGTGTTAAATGTCGTTTAAAAAAAATAAATATAGTGTTTTAAAAGGAGCTATTTCAAAAGAGTTAGCAGACTTTGTATATAAATATTTTCAAAATAAAAGAAATGTAGCTAGGGTTTTATTTGATTCAAGATATATTTCACCATTTACAGAGTATTGGGGTTTATGGAATGATGAACAAGTTCCAAATACATATTCACATTATGCAGATATAGCTATGGAAACTTTATTACAAGAAGTAAAACCAGTTATGGAAAAACATACAGGATTAAAATTAAGTGAAACTTATTCTTATGCAAGGATATATAAACGAGGTGATGTATTAACTCGTCACAAGGACAGGTATTCTTGTGAGATATCTACCACATTAAACTTAGGTGGCGACCCATGGCCTATCTATATTGATCCAACAGGTAAAACAGGTCAAGCAGGTATAAAAATAGATTTAAAACCAGGTGATATGTTAATTTACTCTGGTTGTGATTTAGAACATTGGCGAGAAGAATTTACAGGTAAAGACTGTGGTCAAGTATTTTTACATTACAATAAATCAGGATCTAAAATGGCAAAAGAAAATGCCCTAGATAAAAGACCTATGATAGGTATACCAGCATGGTTCAAAGGATCTAAGTTGACTAAATCTAAAAAATAGTCTATAAAAAAGACTGGTACGGGGGCACCACCACACCACACCCCCGTGCTTTTATTCTGTTAAATAAGTAATAAATTTGCTATAAATGGATTTATTATGCTACAAAAGATAGGTTTTCAGCCAGGTATTAACAAACAAATCACACCCACAGGAGCAGAGGGACAGTGGATTGATTGTGATAATGTAAGATTTAGATATGGTACACCTGAAAAAATAGGTGGTTGGAAACAATTAGGAGAGAGTAATTTAACTGGTGCAGGGCGTGGACTTCATCATTATGTAAATAGCCTCGGTAGAAAATATGCAATCATAGGTACAAACAGAATTTTATATGCATACTCAGGTGGTGTATATTATGACATACACCCTATCAAATCTACAAACACACTTTCAAATGCATTTAGCACGACTAACGGATCACCTACTGTTACAATAACATTTAGTGGTGATCACGGTATCAATACATCTGACATTGTGTTGTTAGATAATTTTTCTAGTATAACTAACTCTAATTTTGCTGCTGCAGACTTTAATGATAAAAAATTCATGGTGACGTCTGTACCATCGGCAACAACAATAACTATTACTATGCCATCTAATGAATCTGGATCTGGTGCAACAACATCAGGAGGTATTAGAGCACAACATTATTATACTGTTGGTCCAGCTGTACAAGCAAAAGGTTTTGGTTGGGGTTTAGGATCTTGGGGTGGAGAAGAAGTGGGGGCTTTTACTACAACATTATCTGGTGCAATAAACTCTTCAACTACAACAGGTATTATACTAACTGATCCCTCACAGTTTCCAAGTTCAGGTACAAACTTTGTGCAAATAGGAACTGAAGAGATATCTTATACAGGTATAAGTGCATCCAATGAATTAACAGGTGTGACTAGAGATGTTAGAGGCACTTCACCATCATCTCACGGTGCTGGAGACACAGTAACTAATTCAAGTAATTATGTTGCATGGGGTGAAGCAGCATCTGGTGACTTGGTATTAGAACCAGGTATGTGGTCATTAGATAACTTTGGTGACAAGGCTATATGTTTAATACATGATAGTGCTGTATTTGAATGGGATTCATCTTTATCAAATGCAACAGACACAAGAGCAACAATTATATCTGGTGCACCAACAGCTTCACGTCATATGTTAGTATCTACACCAGATAGACACTTAGTATTTTTTGGAACAGAAACGACTATTGGAGATACATCTACACAAGATGATATGTTCGTAAGATTTTCAGATCAAGAAGATATAAATACGTATACACCTACAGCAACTAATACAGCTGGCACACAAAGACTAGCTGACGGATCACAGATTAGAGGAGCTATAAGAGGTAGAGATGCAATTTATGTTTGGACTGATACAGCGTTATTTACACAACGTTTTGTTGGTCAACCATTTACGTTTGCGTTTGCACAAGTTGGAACTAACTGTGGGTTAGTTGGACAGAATGCTTGTGTTGAAGTTGATGGTTCTGCATATTGGATGTCAGAAAATGGTTTCTTTAGATACGCTGGTAAATTAGAATCATTACCTTGTTTAGTAGAAGATCATGTGTACGACAATATTAATTTAGATTCTGGTAATCAAATGGTATCAGCAGGTTTGAATAATTTATTTGGTGAAGTAATTTGGTTTTATCCAACAACAGGATCATCAGTAGTTAATAGACAAGTTACATATAATTATTTTGATTCATCACCACAAAGACCTGTATGGACAGTAGGCACATTAGCTAGAACTATGTGGGAGGACTCAGCTGTTTTTGGTTTACCACATGCAACAGAATATGATGCAGACACAGACACATCTTTTGATGTTGTAGGAAATACAGAGGGTAGAACAACATACTATGAACATGAAACAGGGACTGACCAAATTAAAGGTGGAAGTGCAACTGCAATCACTGCAAATATTACATCTGGAGATTTTGATATTAGTCAAAGAAGAAGTGCATTAGGTCAAACGACAGGAGGAGCAGATCTCAGAGGAGATGGTGAATTTGTAATGAAGATAAGAAGATTTATACCTGACTTTATTTCACAAACAGGAGCAACTAGAGTCACATTAAATTTAAGAAACTTTCCAAATGATACAGCTGCAAGTTCATCACTTGGACCTTTTGATATAACTTCATCAACACAAAAAGTAGACACACGTGCTAGAGGAAGAGCTATTGCATTAAAAGTAGAAAACACAACAACTAATCAAAGTTGGAAACTAGGAACTTTTAGATTAGACATACAACCAGACGGAAGAAGATAATGGCAAAGATAGTACAAGTTTTAACAAGACCTAGTGAAGAGTATGATTTATCTACAGCAGAAGCACAAGTTAGAGATCTTGATGCGATTGTAGAAAAATTAAATACTACGTTTCAAGAAGAATTAAAAGATGAGGTAGAAGCATTTAACTTCTTTGTTAATTAATGGCAAATAATTTTATAAATAAAAAAGTAGATTTAACTACAACAAACTTAACTACACTATATACAGTGCCTAGTTTCAAGTCCGCTGTTGTAAAATCTTTGTTAGTATCCGAGGACGCTGGATCAGGGAGCACTATAACAATAACGTTAGTAAATGCTAGTGGTGCAATATTTAATCTTTTTAAGGATAAGGCAATAGGATCAAAAGCAACAACAGAACTTTTGTCTCAACCTCTTATAATGGAAGAGAGTGAGATATTAAAAGTACAAGCTGCTGACGCGAACGAGCTGCACGTCATAGCTTCTATATTAGAAATACAGCCAAGAGAGGTAACAACATAATGCAAGTAATAGAACCAAAAGAAATAATAGAAGAGATTTATAACCTTAGAACAGGTGAAAAATACAAAAACGACGAGGAGTGGAAATCTAAAGGTATACCTGAATCTGAGATAAGAAAAGATGTAAGAGTAATAATGCCTAGCCTTGATTTATTTGGAGAAACAAAATAGAATAGTACAATGGCCATAACTAGATCACAACAAGCAAAGCAGATGTTACAAGACGGAGGTATGTTGGTAAAACCATCTATGGATGGTAAAAGACCAGGTTATCGTGGTGATGATGCTGAAAGAGCTAGAGAAGCTAGAAGCAGAGAAGCTAAAAGTTCACCTAAAAGCACTGGTTCTCCTTTTTCAAATCAAGGAAGTGGTGACGATAATAGACAAACTTATTCAGCAATACAAACTCAAACAGGTAAAGTAAAAGGTGGAGGAGATCCAATAATAGGTTCTGGTGGAGAGATTATTGGTTTTGAAGATGCTAGACCAAGTAAAACAGCTATAGACAATGCAAGAAAATTTCAAGAAGAACAAAGACAAAAAAGAGAAGAAGCTATTAAAAGAAATAGAACGTTTAATCCTTTTCCCTTGATGACAAGTGCATTTGACAAAATTAGTAACTCAAGATTAGCAAAATTGAATAATGCATTTCAAAGAAATAATTATCTAAGAACTTTATCACCATCTCAAATATCTGAAATTTTAGAAAAGTTAGCAGAAGAAGAGGGAATAGGAACAACAAACCCTATGGGTATTGATAGAAATATTCAAAGAGGTTTAGGAGAATATGATTATATAGATGAAATAAGTTTAGGTGAAAATAATAATATAATTGAAACAACGAGTCCAAATAGAGGTTTTTTAAACACAGGTATAGGAGCAGGAAAATTTATAACTGATATTGAATTTGGTGGAGAAGGTGCAAAGAATGTTATTAACGAAGTAACTGATGGTGGTTACGATGCATATTTAAAAAGAAACGAAATCACTGATACAGGTGGAGATAACGCAAGTAATCAAGATCCATGTTTAGGACCCAACCCACCTGCATATTGTAATGTAAACCAAGATCCAACTGATCCAACACCTACAAGAAATCTTGCAGGACTAACACCACGTATAGGTGGATCAATATTTAACTTTGATGAGTTTGCAGCTGATGGTGGACGAATAGGTGCAATGGATGGGGGTATAATGAGTGTAGATGATTTAGACAGAGAAGCATTCTTACTAGGTGGTATAGCAAAAGGAATAAAGAAAGCTGTAAGAGGTGTTAAGAAACTTGCAAAGTCACCGATAGGTAAAGCAGCGATTTTAGGTGCAGTCGGTTTTGGATTTGGTAGTAAAGAAGCATTGGGATCTTTTTTTGGTAAAGGTAGTTTTAATCCATTTTTAAGAAAAGTTGCTGGTGATACAGCGTTTAGTGGTTTAGGTTCTATACTTAGTAAGGCAGGTTTAGTTAGTAAAGCAGGTTTACCAACCTTTAAGGGAGGAATAGCTCTTGCATCAATACTACCATTACTAGCAGGAAAACAAGATGACGAATTTGATATTGACGCATATTATGCATCTCAAAAATTAGAACCAGCAACCACAGCTAGACAAGCCGGTAGTGAGTTTGATTTCTACAATTACAATCTAGCAGAGGGTGGTACTCCTAGAAAAGAACCAGTAGCTAAAAAGGTTATGCCATTACTAGATATGGGTGGTATGGAAAAAGACTATAGAGCAGAGGGTGGATTTGTGCCTATTGGACGTATGGAGAAAGCAGACGATGTGCCAGCTAGATTATCTAAGAATGAGTTTGTATTTACAGCTGATGCAGTCAGAAATGCAGGTGATGGAGATGTAGACAAAGGTGCAGAAGTTATGTATAACATGATGAAAAACCTCGAAGCCGGGGGTGAAGTATCAGAAGAATCGCAAGGCTTAGATGGCGCTAGAGAAATGTTTCAAACATCACAAAGACTAGGAGAAGTCATATAATGACAACAGAAACCGTAATAAATCGACCCGCACCATTTGTAGAAGATATAGGTACAAAATTAGCTGAACAAGCTTTAGGTTTACAACAAGTGCCAGTTGTTACAACCGGCATTGGTGGACTTACAAGACAAGCTGGAGAAACAGATGCAGGTTTTAAAGCAAGACAAGATGCTGCAAGAGCATTTACAACAAGACAACAAAATTTAGCAGGTATTGCACCTCAAGTTGCAGGACAAACAGCTCTACAACAACAAGCACAAACTTTAGCACAACAAGGTGTTGGATCATTTCGACCATTTTTACAAAGAGCGGAAACAGAAGCACAACTTGCTAGTGGATTAGGAACCGCAGCTCTTGGAGGATTAACAGCAGCAGGAGCTCAATTAGGAACTGCAGGAGCAACAGTAGGTGGTGTGCCATTAGGAGCACAAGCTTTCCAACAAGACGTATCTCAATTTATGTCTCCGTATCAACAACAAGTTATTGATGCGTCACTCGCAGAATTTGATCGTAACAAACAAATGCAAGAACAAAGATTACGAGATGATCAAGCAAAATTGGGAGTGCTCGGTGCAGGCCGAGCGGGAGTGCAACTCGCAGAGTTTGGCACAGGGGCAGCAAGAGAACGAGCTTTGTTACAAGCTGGTTTACTACAACAAGGCTTTAATCAAGCAGCCTCACAAAGACAACAAGACATTGCAAATAGATTTAATTTAGGAACTGCACAAGCAGGGTTAGCTGGACAAAGAGCAGGACTTGCACAAGCAGTTCAAGGATTAGGTGGATTTAGATCTAACTTAGCACAACAACAAGCACAACTTGGATCTGCACAACAAGGCTTACAAGGAACAGACATAACTAGATTAGGTCAATTAGGATCTATTAACCAAGCTCAAAGACAAGCTGAACTTGATGCACAAAGAGAAGCTACGAGAATGGCTGCGTTTCAACCACAAGAAGAGTTAAATAGATTTGCAGATATAACAACCGGTATTATGGGTGGCATGAGAGGTACAGGAACACAAACAACAAACGTTCCTAACCCTACTCCATTACAAACAGCATTAGGTGTTGGTTCAACACTTGCTGGTATATATGGTGCGTTCAACCCTAGACCATTATTTGGGTAAATAAATGAACAGAGTATTAAGAAGACCTATGTTTAAAATGGGAGGTTCTGCAGGAACTGGTATTACATCAGGTCTTGATAAACCAAGACAGAATTATAAAGAAGCAGGTTCTGTAAATCCTTTACAACAATACCCAACAGATTTTTTTCCAACACTAGGAACTAGAGAAACTAAACAAGACAACACACAATTTAATTTAAGTGATTTAACAAATTTTTTAGGAGGTAAAAAAGAAGAAGATAAATTCGTGCCTAGCGAGGCTTTACAAGCGGCATTTAAAGATAGAAAAACTAAACCAGATTTATCTCAATTTTTAATTAACTTTGGATTAAACTTAGCATCAGCAACTCCAAGAGGTAATATTTTTGCAACTGCAGCAGAGGCTGCTAAAAAACCAGCTCAAGCATTATTTGCTGAACAAGCTGCAAACAAAGCTTTTGAAAGAGATCTTAAATTAGCTGGTGTTAAGATGGATATAAATCAAAAAATAAAAGAAGAAGAAGCTAAAATGGGAGATAAGAAATTTTATGCATCTAAAAAAGTTTTAAATGTTGATACAGGTAATGTAGAGTTTCAACCTGAAAGCAAAATTCAAACCATGATTTCAAAAGATAATCCTGGTGAAATGTTATATCAACCTGTTCCAGAAGCAGATGCAGTTAAACCAGTAAGAGTTTATGACAATCAAACTAAAGGCACAGTATTTGTTAATCAAGCAGATATAATTGGCTCAACATTTATTAATGATAAAGGAAAAGAAGAATTAAGATATATTCCTATACCACCTAAAGATAGAACAGTAAGAGCATATGTTTTAGATGAAAATACAGGTGAGTTTGGTGAAAGTGCTAAATTTGTAAAAGAAAGTTTAATTTTAGAAAACCCTGACTTATACAAACCTGTAGAAGGCGATATAGCAATGATGTTAAAAGCAGAAACTATGAAAATAGATACGGCTAATAAAAAAGTTGCTGACCAACAAATGTTAGCAGCAAACTCTGTTGCAAAAATTATTAGAAGACTTGAAAAAGATATTCAAACAGAAGGAGCATTTACTGGTGCTGCGGGAGATACAGTTAAATTTATTACAGGTGTTTCAGGATTTGTAGATCAATTTATAAATAAAGATAAAAAAGCAGATATTAAAGCATACAACACAGGATACAAAAGAATTCAAGATCGTGTAACACAATTAGAAAATGACAGCTCTATAAATGCAAGACTAACAAGATTTTTAAAATCTCCTGAAACAACCGCTGCAAAAGCAGATATTTTAAATTTAGCATATGCCATAGCTAAAGCTAGAGAGCCTGGTGGTAGATTTAGTGTTACAGATATTGATTTAGCCTTACAATCAATAGGTGAAAGTTCAAATAAATTTAATTTCTTAGAAGGATTAAAAAGAGTTGGTTTATTTACAACTACAGAAGCATTAGATAATTATGTAATGGCTTACAACATTGCTGATGAAGACATACCTGTTAAATATAATGCTTTGGTAAATAATAATAGATACTTTAGAGGATTAGAGGTTGATAACGATATTAGTCCAGATAGTTTAAGTTTTTAGGAGCACATTATGTCATTACTTTCAGTTAACAATGTTCAGGAGTACAGAAAAAAATATGCTGATGCTTTAGAAAAAAGATCTGTTGAAATAGGAAAACCTATTACAGATGAAATGTTAACTAAATCTATATATCAAAAATTATCTGAAAAAGCAGACATTGATTATTTTTCTTTTTATAAATCTTTTAATCCTGAAGGTAAATATGCAAACTTAGATACTTATAGAGTTGCAACTAATGATTTAGATTCCAATGACAATGATATGATTAATAAGGCTTATGATGAACTACAGACTGTTGGTAGGGTTCGTTTCAAAGATTTTGTAAATGTTTTTGCACCTAAACCTTTTGATGTTGATGATGTAAAAATTTTTAATTTTGATGTACCAAATATTTCAGACATTGAATACAGCATAGGAGAAATAGCAGAAATAAGAGGTATTAATCCTGATACGGATGTTAACCTTGCTAAAGTTGGTTTTGCACAAGCTTTAGCTAGGGATGATGTTAACAAAGCAATAGCTGCAAAAGAAGTTTTAAATAATTATTTTGGTGAAGATATACCTATCCGTATGGGTGAAGAGACAGAGGAACTTGAGTTTTTAAATCCTAACACAGGAAAATATGAATTATTGAATGCTTATGGTTTAGACGCTGGAGATATTTCTAAATTTGGAACGTATGGTGCATTTGTTATACCTGAAATAGCTGCAACAATTTTTGCAACTGGAGCTACAGGTCCTACGGGAGGTGTGATAACATCAGCCTTAACAAGTGCAGGACTTGAAACAATGCGATTAGCATTGGGTCATCAATTATATGGAATTAATAAAACTGAAAAAGGGTTTATAGATTACTTAGAAAACGAGGGTAAAGATATAGCTGTTTTAAATGGTTTACTTACTACAGCTGGTTTTACTGTGCCAAAATTGTATAGAATGGTTAGAGACATAAAAAGATTTGGTAAAATAAATGTTGCTGAATTTAGTGGTAGAATAAAAGATGCTGAGTCAGCTCAAAAATTAGTTACAAAAATAAATGACAGATTAGTTTCATTAGGAAGTAATCAAAAATTAAAATTTACTTTGGGTCAAGCATCTAACGATGATTTTCTTTTAGCTCTTCAAAATGCTTTTGAAACAAATGAGAAATATGGTGTTAAAGGAATTTTTGACACTTTTAATGAAGAACAAGCTAAGGCTTTGAATACTTATATGGCTTTGATGGCTAAAGAATATAATTTTCAAGGTTTATCAGGTAAAGACAATATTTTATCAGATGAGTTAGGAAAAATGATAAGAACAAAATTAGCTGAAAGATTAGCTCCTAAACAAAAAATTTTAACAAACGCATTAGAAAAAGCAGAAACTGATTTAACAAACGCCATTATAAAATTACCTAATGGAGGTGTAAAAGAAGCAGGCACACAAATTAGAAATGTAATAGATAGTTTATATGATGACTTTGAACAATCTTATAGAGATAAATATACTGCTTTATTTGAAACAGGTGGTGGTAGAAAAGTTAACACAAATATAATCAACAAAGCAATCAAACAATTAAATCAAAGACAAAAAAATACTCTTTTTAGTAAGTACCCTGCTATAGAAACATTTTTTAATGCTCCAAAAGGTAAAACAATAAGTATAAACAAACTTAAAAATACTTTAAGTGATTTAAGAAGATTTGATAGAGAGATTCAAAAAGGTCTTATACCTATAGAAGGTGCCCCTGTTGAAGGAGCTGTTTCTAAATTAATAGGTGCTATTAAAGAACAATTAAAAAATGATTTAGGTGCAGATGATGTTTGGTACAGAGAATTTTTAAAATTAGACAAAGCGTATGCAAAAAATAAAGATCTTTATAAAGGTGTTATTTCTAAATTAATGTCTACTAAAAATGGTAGATTAGTTATCGCAGATGAAGATGTTTTTAAACAAACCTTTAAAAAAGGTGCTGGTCAAATACAAAGAATAGATGATGTTTATGCCCTGCTTAAAAAAAGACCAGATTTAATTCAAACATACAAAGAACAAATTTTAGGTGCTTATAAAGAAGTGGTTGATCCAGCAAGCACAGGAAAAATAAATTTAGTAGCTCATCAAAAATTTTTAAATGATTATAAATATGCTTTAGAGACATTTTTTGGTGGAAAAAGCGGTTTCAAACAAATAGAAAAAATTGGTGAACTTGCTAAAAAAGTAGAAGCAACTGCCTTAAAAAGAAATAAAATAATGAAACAATTAGGGACATCTACCAATGGTAAAATAGTATCTATGGATCCTGATAAGATATTTGCTTTTCTTTATAATAACAAATCTCCAACTACTTTAAATAAAGTAATGACAATTATACGACAAGATAAGGATTTGTTAAATGCTTTTCAAACTGTAGCTAAAGATGATTTGTTATTTAAAGTAACAGATAACAGAGGTGATTTTGTTTTTGATAAATTTGCAGACTATTTAAAAAATAATAAAAAAATACTTCAAAGAACTTTTGCAGATAACCCTACATACTTAAAAGATTTAGACATGATGAGAGATGCTTTAGAAATTGTTTCTAGAAAATCTGCAATAAAAACAGTTGGTAAGGGAGAAACTGCATTAAATGATATTATTAGAGCAAGACTAGGACAATTTACAGTTGCTGGTAGAACATTTACTGCATTGAAAAAAATTGTAAGATCGGATGTAAATAAACAATTTGCAGAAATAATAACTAATCCTGAAAGATTAAAAGAATTGTTAAAATTACAAAAAGTTCAAAAAGATTCTCCAGCCGCTAAACAAATTATAACTAGATTATTTGGTTACTATGTATTTGATGAAAGATTTTTTGAAGACGATCAATTCACACCCGGTATGATTGATTTTGTAGATACACAACAAATATCACAAGATATTAAAGATATAAATGAGGCTGAAAATTTATTAGCACAAAACACTGAAATAGATAATAGATTTAATCAAACTGTAATACCTCAAGGCAATGTGCCTGCACCACAAGCTGTTGATACAAGACTCTTGGCTCAAGCACCAACGAACACGGGCATTATGACTAATTTAAGTAGAACCGAGAGGGCTCTATTATCACCAGAAGAACAAGAAATAGCAATGAGGACATAATGGCTAAAAAATCTGCATTACAAAAAATAGAGGATCACGAAAAGCTTTGTAGAATAATGCAAAAGCAAACGTTTGAACAAATTAAAGAAATGAAAGATCGTATAAAAAGAATTGAATATATGATTGTAGCTGGAATGGGATCACTTGTTTTAGCTTTACTCATGAACTTAATGAAATAATGAACTTATCACGTAACTTTACCCTTCAAGAATTAATTAAATCTGACACTGCAATTAGATTGGACATCAATAACAATCCAAACTCTGGTCAGATAGAAAAACTAAAAGCATTATGTGAGAACATACTGCAACCGGTACGTGACCATTTCGGTAGAGTAAAAGTAACGTCAGGGTTCCGTAGTGAGCAGCTGTGTATTAAGATCGGCAGCTCAGTCAACAGCCAACATGCAAAAGCAGAGGCGGCAGATTTTGAATGTATGGGAACAGACAATGCTGAATTAGCTGATTGGATTTATGCAAACCTAGAATTTGATCAATTGATATTAGAGTTCTATACTCCCGGTGAACCTAATAGTGGGTGGATACATTGCAGCTATACTACTGACCAACCAAGAAAACAATTCTTACATGCATACAAGTCAGAAGGTAAAACTAAATATAAACCTATAATAGGTAAAGCTAAAGATTTAGTGTAGTGGTGGTTGGTTTGCTTACGGGTAAACAAATAAAACCGAACCAACCTAGATAGCAGGAACTACCAGAAGCCCACTACTGCTCCAAATTTAATAAATTCCATATACACCCCAATCATACCAAAAATAATCTATTGCATGATGAGAGTAAGCTCCAATAATACATCCTAAAAAACTTGGTAACTTTTTTTGTTTAAATAAAACAGAAAGAAAAAAACAACCAAACCCTATGATAGATACACCTAGGATGCTGTGAAAGAATTTATGACTAGGATATCCTGTTGTTAAAAAGTAATAAACAACCTCAATATCTATCAATACATTTACAATTGAAAACCATAACAAACTAAACTGTTTTGGAAACAAAAGTTTTATTGGTGTTGCAGCTGCAATGTGAAACGGTGTAATCATATCCACTCCTTTAGTTCTTCACCCATAACCTCGGATGCAATGTTAATTTTATCTCGTAAAGCTTTTACAATCTTTTCATCAACAGTATCTTCAGCTATTAAGTCAATGTAAGTTACAGTTTTCTTTTGACCTATTCTGTGTGCTCTGTCTTCAGATTGCAATCTTTTTTCTAAATCATAACCATTAGAATAATAAATCACAGTGTTGGCTTGTGTAAGTGTAATTCCATAACCACCAGTTTGTGGTGTGCCAATTAAAAATCTACACTTAGGGTCGTTTTGAAATTTACGAATATTATCTTGCCTATCCTCTTGAGAGGTTAAACCATAATAGTGAACATAAGAGTCTTTACCATGTTCTTTAATTATTCTTTTTATAATTTCACCAACACTTAATTGATAATTAGCCCATATAATTGCTTTACCATCCATGTCTTCAAGTATAGACATCAACTCATTTATTCGATTACTTTCAACTGATTGAGTAGAACCATCGTCAGCTGTAAAATGTCCACAAGTTATTTGATGTAAACGCATCAATTGTGTAAGCACAGTCATAGTGGTTGTGACTTTACCATTAAGAATAGCCATAGCTTCTTTTTTCATTTGTTCGTATATTCTTTTTTGGTCAGGTGTCAGAGCTACATGTCTCTTAATAAAATTTTTAGGAGGCAGATCCAAACAATCTTCTTTCAGCACTCTATATGAAAAACCTTTTACCTTATCGGATAACTCTCCTAAATTTTGAAAGACATCTACTATTTGTATTGATCTACCATGTAGATGCATAGTCTTCATCTTTGCGTATCTGTTACGAAAAGCATAGAATGAGTCAAAGTTCAACAACCACGGATCAAGGAACTCACACTGACTAAACAAATCTAACGGATTTTTAGTGATTGGTGAACCAGTCATTATTCTTCTATACTTTGCAAACTTTCCTAAATTAATTATATTTTTAGTTCTCTTTGCAGCTTGATTTTTAATTGTTGTAGACTCATCAATTGCCATCAATACTTTATGGGAGTTTAAAAATTTTGATGCAAACTTAACACCTTTATCTGTAGATAAGGATTCTACGTTCATAATTAAAATGTGAAAGTCTTGACCAGTTTCAAACAACAAATCTAATTTTTCTTGTTGTGTTTTTGTAATATTAGCTTGCCATAATACTGTCTTATTTTCTATATGGTTTGGTAAATGTGTTGGTAGTTCTTGTTCATACCAAGTTTTAATAACACCTTTTGGAGCAATAATTAATGCACCATCTATCTTGCCTTTGTCATACAAAATAGCAAGATTATCTATCAATACCTTAGTTTTACCAGTACCCATTTCCATAAAATAAGCAAAGGTCTCTTTATTCCAAGATTTTTCTAACGCAGTTATTTGATGTGCGTAAGGTTTAGTTTTAAATTTATAATTCATTTTTCTCCTGTATGGGTTGACATATATTTGAAGATGATCTATATGTCAAGTCATGTCAGAAAGAATAGTGTATGTAATACAAGAAATAGCTGGTACTAAATTTGGCAACCCAAAAATAAATATTATGGGTGCATCAAAATTTGGTCAATTTAAATTTTTATTGCCTGAAGATTCTCAAATAATATTTTCTCCAGGACCATTAATTTATAAATTACGAAGTCTTCTTAAAAATTTTAAACAAGAAGATTATTTATTACTAACTGGTGATCCAGCAATCATTGGTGTTGCATGTTCTATTGTGTCTGATATTACAAATGGTAAATACAATTTGCTTAAATGGGATAAACAAGAAAGAACATATTATCCTATTGAAATTAACTTATACGAGAAAGGAGAAATAGATGGCAATTGATTTTGAAAAGGATCAACAAGATGCAATGAAAAAGACTGAGGGTATTCAGTCGCTTGCAGATCAAGTTGAAAGATTAGAAGGTTTACTTAGCAGGATAGAGTTAAGTGAAAATAATTTAAAAGAACTTAAAAAAGAACATCAAAGAATATCAGGAGAAGTTATTCCTACTATGATGTCAGAGATGGGTCTTGCAGAATTAAAACTGCATGATGGATCTCATCTAAAAGTTTCAACGTCGTATCGTGCAACCATAACGGAAGCAAACAAAGAGGCGGCGTTTAACTGGCTTCGTAACAATGGACTAGGTGATATAATTAAGAACGAGATCTCAGTATCATTTGGTCGTAACGAAGATAACAAGGCAGCAGATTATGCTGAACTTGCGAAGGGTCAAGGGTTCCAACCGACACAAAAGATGAAGGTTGAACCCATGACTCTGAAAGCGTTAGTCCGTGAACGTATTGAGGCAGGCAAAGACATGCCAACGGAAATCTTCGGAATATTTTCGGAGAATAAAACAACAATAAAAAGGAACAAGTAACATGAACCAAGTAGCAACAAAAAAAGAAGGAGCGTTAGCAGTTAACACGTTTGAAGCTGACGCAAATCAAGGTGCTCAAAATATATCGCAAGAAGATCTTGCGTTACCTTTCTTAAAGATTTTGGGACAACTATCTCCAGAGGTTAACAAAAGAGATGGTAAATATGTCGAGGGCGCTGAACCCGGCAAAATCATAAACACGGTTACTAATCAACTCTTCGATGAGGTCAACGTTGTACCATGTCATTACAAAAGACAGTACATCGAATGGCAAGATCGAGGACAAAGCACTGGTGCTCCTGTAGCAATACATGAAGCAGACAGTGATATAATTAGTCAAACCACTAGGGACAAATCGTACAAAGATAGATTACCAAATGGTAACTATCTTGATAACACTGCGAATCACTTTGTGTTGCAGCTAGGTGATACCCCACAATCTGCTTTGATTTCTATGAAATCTACTCAACTAAAAGTAAGTAGAAAATGGAATTCAATGATGATGGGTTTAAAAATGCAAGGTAAAAATGGTTTGTTTACTCCGCCTACATATAGTCACATTTATAAACTAAAGACTGTTCAAATGTCTAATGACAAAGGAACATGGTTTGGTTGGGATGTAGAAAAAGTTGGTCCTGTCACAGACAAAGGTATCTACGACATGGCTAAAAGTTTCGCTATTAGTGTAGGTAAGGGTGAGGTTGAAGCAAAACATAGCTCCGAAGAACCTACTAAACAAGGCTCTTCAAACTACTAGAATCCTAGGTAGTGGGCGGTTAAGCTAGCGTGGATCCGCCCACTTAAAAAAGCTATGGAAAATATAAGAAAGTTTATAGAAATATTTGAAGGATTAAATCGAGCTCATGGTGTCACTATTGTTGGAGAATCAAACGGTAATGGATCTAAAATAAAAGGTAAGTCTTTTGTTAAAAGAGAAATTATTACCGATGAACATTGGTCAAATCATTTACAAGGCTCACAGAGTTTAGGTGTTATACCAATCAACGATGATAACAAATGTAAATGGGGTTGTATAGATATAGACTCTTATGCAGGTTTTGATCACGCAAAATTAATTAAAAAAATAAAAGAACTTAGTTTACCATTATTAGTATTTAGATCTAAATCAGGTGGTGCTCATGTATTTATATTTACCGATGATTATGTTTCAGCTGCTTTAATGCAAGATAAACTTAATGAGATTAGATCTGTATTGGGTTACGGTGGATCAGAAGTTTTTCCAAAACAAAGAGAATTAAAATCCAAAGATGATACAGGAAATTTTTTAAATTTACCATATTTTAATGGGGACAATACAGTAAGATATTGCTTTAATAATAATGCTGAGTCCGTTAATCTTCTTAACTTTTTTGAGTTGTATG